AAAACCGTTATCGCCGATTTACTCAAACAACAGAAAAACAATCAGCAACTTGTTGACGGCTTAATGACAGTCGTAGTAAACAAGGCGCTCAAAGGCGATTTAAAGGCCGTTGACATGCTTTTGTCGTACTGCTATGGTAAACCAACACAACGCACCGAAATAACGGGAGCAGATGGCGAAAAAATAGACTTTAAAGTGGAAGTATTGCAAGGCGAAAAAACACTACCATACAAACCGGAATAATGAAAACAACCTGCCTTTATTTGTGGAATAAATACCCGGACAAATATTATCCAAAATTAGATAATAAAAAAAAGGTTACAATCGTAAATCAGGGCGGCACTTCCTCCGGTAAGACTTATTCAATTTTACAGGTTTTGTTTACAATCGCAATCGAGAATCCTAAATTTGTCATTACCATTGTAGGGCAGGATATACCAAATCTAAAACGTGGTGCGATAAGAGACGCTCAAAATATTGTATCGGAAAATTTAAGCGTTTCAAGTCAGGTTTTAAAGTGGAATAATAGCGATAAAATTTACACGTTCCGCAACGGCTCAATTATCGAGTTTACAAGTTATGAAAGTAGTCAGGATGCAAAAAACGGAAAAAGACACGTTCTATTCGTTAACGAGGCAAACGGTATTGATTACAATGTTTTTTCTGAATTAGATTTGCGTACAAGTTACCGGACATTTATCGACTACAATCCAAACGCTGAATTTTGGGTACATGAAAAAGTGATACCACTTCCAAACGTTGCCTATTTTATCAGCAACTTTGAACACAATCCTTTTTTAAGTGAAAATATTATAAATGGTATATTAAGGCTCAAAACTATTGATTCTCAACTGTGGCGCGTGTATGGATTAGGACAGACCGGTAAAATACAAGGCTTAGTTTTTAACTATCGAACAACTGACAGAATGCCAGAACAGTTAAATAAACTTGCTTACGGTATGGACTTCGGATTTACAAACGACCCTACAACACTTGTAAAATGTGGCCTATCTGATGGCGTTCTATATGGCGAAGAATTGATATATCAAACAGGACTAACAAACCGAGATATAAATAAGTTATTGATTGATTCAGGCGTAACTAAGAATGATTTAATTTTTGCTGATAGCGCAGACCCTAAATCAATTCAGGAATTAAAACTTTACGGCTGGAATATTAAAGGCGCGGACAAAGGCGCAGACAGTATAAACTATTCTATCGATATTTTGCGAAGCTATGGCGATATAAACCTCACGCGTAATTCTTATAATTGGATTAAAGAGGCAAATAGTTACAAATGGAAGGAGGAACGCTCAGGAACGAAAATAAACAAACCGATTGACGCGTTCAATCATTGTTGGGATGCGTGCCGGTATTACGCGCTCGGAATGTTAGCAGCAAATAAAGGAAAAGGCATTTTATCATTCACAACTAAATAATTTTAACATGACAAACGAAGAATTAAAAACACTAACCGAAATTATCGTACTCAGCGCAAAATATCCGAGCGACTTTGGACTGCGCGCACTATCTCAGCAAGTTCAGAGATACCTACAAAACAATAAAGGCTCAGGGAATAGATTTCAACCTCAAAAAAACACAGGCGGCGGTATCTTAAAGCCGGAAGAAAAATCAGTATCTGAAATCATCACCGAAAAGCGCGTTACTTTAATGGAGGCAAAAGAGATCCGCGAGGAACTACTCGCAAACGAACCAGAACAGGAAGCAAAACCAAAGCGTTTTAAAAAGTCTAACAAATACAAAGCGGAAGACGATGCTCAAAATTAGTACAGAATCAGGCATTGAAATAAACATACCAAGCGAGTTAAAAGAAATAACCCTTAAACGTTATATCGACTTTTTGCAATTTGTCGAACCAACAAAGCCGGAATGCTTAAAAAAGATTGACAAAGCAGAAACGGAAGAGGAACGCGAAACCGCTATTTCAGAGATTGACGAACTGACCATTTCCAAACAGGTGCATCCGTATTTTATCCGGTGCATCTGTTACTGGTCAGGTAACAAAGAAAATGATTTGCAAGATTTGGAGGTTGCATCTTTAGTTTGGTTATTTCAATACATCACTAAGTTACTAAACAACCTTCCGGAGCCTGAATATAGCAACGTTATCGAAGTTAATGGCGAGTTTTGGTATTTACCTGAAAGATACATGGAAAACAGCACCGTAATCGAATACGCTGAATCAGCACAATTTCAACAGAACATGAAAGATTTATCCGGCGGCGATTGGGTAGCAATGGCAAAAATACTTTGTGTTCTATGTAGGAAAAAAGATGAAAAATATCATTCATCTTTATTAAAACGCGAGAAAATGTTTTTGGATTGGAACTTATATGATGTTTGGCGCGTGGGTTTTTTTTTGTTGAAACGCAACGAACTATTGCATCTAAGTTTTCAAGCCTATATAAACGCTCAAGCTTTATCGAAATTAAGGCGGGAATTGAGCAATTAACATCTAAATACGGTTGGTATTTAACACTCAAAAGATTGGCCGAAAGTGGTATATTTAACCGACCGGACATGACACCGATGGAATCCGCAGAGGCCGCGCCGCTTTATGATGCTTTTGTTTATTTGTCCGCAGTTGAGGCAGAACATGAATATCAAAATAAATATAATGACGAACAAAGTAAAAAGAAAAAAAAATAATTACTTTTGTTTGATAATTAAAAAATATTTATATGAAATTAGTTCAAATATCAAACCTTTTTAACCAGATCTGTCAGGGCATAAACGCACAGACGGCCGGCCGAATAGGTTTTTATCATTACGGTTACTACTCAGACATAAACATAAATATCCAAAACAATTGGACAGGCACAAATACCGTCGGGGTTTTATATCCGTCGGTTTTGTTTTTATATCCAACGGCTCAGGTCGAAATAAAGGAAAAGTCAGTCAAAGGAACTTTAAACTGCAGCCTTATCTTTTCAGATCTACAATATTATAACAACGATGCAAGCACGAACCAACGTTCAATCATCGAGGTTCAAAGTGACCTTGAAGATTTGGCCGTTAATGTACTGAGCGAATTTAACCGCGTAGGCAGAACGCCAAATTATCAATGTGGTATCAATGGCGCGATTGACATTGAATACCTTAGTGACGCACACAATAACAGTTTAGTGTTATTAGAAACGCGTTTTACTCTTTACTATATCTGGGATTGTCCGACAGATGTAGTAAATATTGCAGGGTTACCCGCGCCGTTTGACGATATTCCACCACCTACAACCGATTTTGAACTGCAATGATAGAAACATTCCAAAGTTTAGGCGATGAAGTCGGTAAGGTTATTGTAATGGCCGTTAAAAAGGCTTTTATCATGCAAGGCCATAAGATGACAGGCGCGCTAAATGATAGCATAGAATACAAAGTTAACGCGACTATGGATAGCGTTATGCTTGAATTTTTGATGCTCGATTACGGAATGATTCAAAACTTTGGCGTTACACCGGAACGAATACCATTTAATCCGGGCAGCGGAGCAAAAAAATCAAATTATATAGATGGTTTGAAAAAGTTTGCTAAATTAAAGTTAGGAAAAAACGATAAGGAAGCCGAACGCGTAGCTTTTGCCATTGCCTATAAACAAAAACAGGAAGGAATGCCGACACGCGGCAGTTATAAATACAGTAGTACAGGAAAACGAACCGGAGCGGTACTGGATGCGCTCAAAGATTCTGAGGACAAAGTACAAAAACTAATAAATAAGGCTTTTGAAGAACTTTTAATAGGTAAATTTTACAATGTTATAACCGAAGTACAAAAAAAAGATTCTGATAACATAAAATTTTATATCAAATGACATTAGAACAGGCACAGGCAAGCGCAGCTGCAAACAACGAAATAATCGGGGAATATTTAGAAACAATTATTTATTATGTTTTTGAATATTGGAATTTAAAATTTGAGAAACAATATAACATTGTTTTAATTCCTTCGGTTTATAAAAATAATTTTACTGCCGCAGATAATTCTCAGGCTTTAGCATTTGCGCGCGTATCAAGGAAAACAAATACTTTACCTTATACAACGGCCGAAAGTTGGGTTGCAAATTTCGATATTGAGGTAAACAATGACCCTGAATTAAAAAACTATCTAAATTCTTAATAATGGCAGTATTTTACACGCCTCCATATTTGCCTAATAGCATGTATCGGCCTAACTATTATGTAACATCTCAGCCGAGCGCGAATCCTTTGGTACTTGCAAAGGCTTTTGTTTTTGTAGATGGTGTTTTCGTAACTGAGTTATACAAACCGCCGGCATATACCGTAGGAGTAGCACCGGTAAACTATTATTTCGAGTTCGATGTTGCAAAGGTATTGCAAACACTCAGCGCACCCAATCCAACAGACATATCGAGGCCGTTTCCTAAGTTTTTAAACGCTGCCTATGATGTTTTATGCACAGACTGCCATACTGATACGGCGTTATTGGTTTATTATTCTTACCGTGACCCTATTACAAACGATTTAGTTCCACTTACAACTGGTTCGCCTCCGGTTCCGGTTGTGGATGTTATACCAACAGGTAATTATTCTGTAATAGGTTGTAGGCAAACATTAGATTTTGTCGGCATGGATAGTTATGCAATTGATTATCCGACAGTAGGGGGCGTTTATGACCGTTATTTCTTAACAAATTTACCCTATGTTTATCCGACTGCGGCCACTACGACAACAAACCCGATTCCAATTTGCAGAACGGATAATTTAAACATGACATATATTCCTACATCAGGAACGAACGCGATACGAGTTATTATTTATGACAATAATCAGGTAGTACAGGGAACTGCCGGTTATATCTCAGTTACGCCAAATTTGACATTCACGCCGCGTAGTATTGGCGTAGGTATTCCACAGCTTGCAGTCACCACTTTCACGCCTCCTTCATTTCCGATAGGCCTTCCGGGTATTCCTAATGGTTGGTATTATAGTATTCAGGCCGGTAATTTGATTGGAACATCTTTCACGTTACAATCTGTTAAGTATATGTTTCAGATTGTAGACTGTTGCGCGAATAAAATACGTTTACATTGGCTCAATAGGTTGGGAGGCGTAGATGCTTACACGTTCACAAACAAAAAAACCGTCTTTGAAGGTACAAAAAGCGATCAGGCACAAAAACCTCAATCTTTCAACTATTCCAACACTCCACCAACGACTACATACGACAAAGGCCGATTCAAAATTCAGCAAATAGTAAATAAATCTTACGAAGTTGAAAGCACTTTTTACGATGCCTTTTGGGGGCAATGGATAGCAGAGTTGTTAAGCAGTCCAGAAGTCTACATGGAAACATCAACCGGATTAGTCGCGGTTATAATAGAGGATTCGCAGATTAAGATTGAGGAAACAAATGAACTTGTAAACGTGACATTGACTATTGTAGAGGCTAACGAAATAAGCGTACAACAAAACTAATATGCAAAATATAAAAGTTAAAATTGACAATAAACAGGTCGATTTGCCGACAGATTCTTTTATCCTAAACATGACCTATTCATTAAAGGATAAAAACGGAATTGCTATCAATACCGGTTCGCGCTCAGAATATAGTTTTGAATTTCCGGCGACAAATAACAATAATTTGATATTTAGCAGGTTTTGGGATATAGCAGAAAATACGGCAAACAAACAAGTTTTTCTTGATGCCTATATCGAGGTTAATGGCATGGCGTTTTTTCAGGGCAAATGTCAACTTACCGGCGTAGACATCAGGCCAGATTTATATTATTGGCAAGGCAAAACTTATAAAGTAGCGTTTTACGGAAATAATGTCGATTGGACTGTTCAAGTAGGAAATAAATTTTTGTATGAGTACAATTATGGAACGCACGTTTATGATTCATCAAATATTATATCAGGCATTTATGTAAATAATTATTTCGGTAATAATTATAAATATATTTTAATTAAGTGGAAGGACTGGTTAGTCGCAAATGAAGTCAGCGTTTTTGAATTTACGCCTGCATTATTTATTAAAACAATTGTAGATAAAATTTTTGCAGATATAAATTACACAGTCGTAAGCAATTTTTTTAATTCGAATTGGTTTGCAAAGTTAGTGATGCCCGTTCCATTACAAGATAAAATATATGACCCTCAATATGGTTTAGATTATTTAAATGTTAATACATTTGATAATGGAAATGCAAACGTTGCAGGTTTTTATATTTTAGCAAATCAAGATTATACCCCACCGTTAGCAGTTCCTAACCCTTATGATAATTTAACAGGAATTTATACTGTACCAGTAACAGGTTATTATTTAATAGAGGGTATTGGTACGATATCAAACATAACTACAACAGCATCATTAGCTTTTGGGTTTAGCATTAACGGAAACCCGCCGTTAAATATATTTGGACAAAGCAATTTAACGCCTCCGCAACCTTTTACAGCAGATACGACAGTAACAGGAGAAGAAATAAATTTATTAACGGCAGGCGATACGATTCAATTTACTTTATTAAGTACTGTAACAGGCGGCGGTACATTTAATAGAGAAGTAAGAATGAATATAACAGGTGAGGCAATAGTTCAAAGTGGTTTAACAATAGATTTTCGTTATTTTATAAATAAAACGTGGAACTCTTTAGACTTTATAAAAGGTTTGGCTCACGCGTTTAATCTTACCTTCCAGACAGATGTAAACAATCAAACCGTAACAATTGAACCGGCAGATACTTATCTTTATCAAAGTAGTTTTCCGACCGTTACAAATTTACAAGGCGGTTTTTATACCACACAAACAATAGACAAAACTCAGAATGTAGACCTTGATAAAGAGGGCGAAATATTCAGCGTGTCCGAAATTCCTAACCAGTTTATTTTGTCATGGCAGTACGATTCAAACGACCCGACACTTGATGCAATTAACGCCGGCGCCGGATTGGACTTGATGCAAGCGCAATTTAATTTTCCATCTGACAGATTTCAACGTGGGCAGGATGTTATTGAAAATCCTTTTTTTAGTGCGAGTTTATGTATTGCCGATCCAGATATTCAAACCCCTACATCTTTAGTTACTTTTATTTGTCCTATTATCTGGAGTCAAAACTTTTTAACAACACCAACAAGTACGGAAGCGAATTATGATATTTTGCCGCGTATTTTCATAAGCGAAGTAGGAATAAATTATAATTGGGGCGAAATTTATGTTAATACAGGTATTGGAACTTTTGCATATTCCGCGCCTTTGTGTTACATGATAGACTATAACACAAATAACGGTAATTTTATTTCACTTACTTTTGGGAATGAAACTGTAAACGGTTTTGTTATTAAGGGTTTACTTGAAAGATTTTATTTATACGAATTTATAAGGCAGCAATCAGGAAAACAAGTTGAATGTTATGTTTTTTGGGATATAGTAGAAATATTCAACTTAGACTTTAGAAAACTTGTAAAAATTCATGGCGATAATTTTATATTGCAAGAGGTAAACAGTTTTAATGTAGCATTAAACCGTTCGACAAAAACATATTTATTGAATAATTATTTAGGCGATGGAACTGAGGCAAGTCAAATAAGTTCCTCTTTATTATTAAGTAGATTAAACGCATAGCAATGGCAAATAAAATAGTTGGTTTTACTATAAACATAGATGGAATTGATAGCATCAACGACCTAAACAAAGCTATCAAACAAACAGAAGCGGAACTAAAAAACCTTGCAGCCGGTACTCAGGAATTTGCCGATAAGGCAGAGGAACTCGCACGACTAAAGGCCGAACAAAAGGCAATTAAAAAACAACAGGATGACTTAAATAAATCTTTCATAGAACAATCAAACGCTATCGGCTCTTATGATAAGCTATCAAACAAATTAAATAGGCTTAGAAAGGAATATAAAGACCTTGCAGTAAGTGAAAAGGCAAGCACAAAAGAAGCGCAGGAACTACTTGATGAAATTCAAAAACTCGATAAACAGTTAAAAGATGTAGACGCGAGCGCCGGACAGTTTCAGCGCAATGTCGGTAATTATCCGAAAACATTCGCTAAAATTACGCGTAGTTTAGTCAGTACGATTCCGGGCTTTGAGGCATTTGATAATATGCTCAGAGATGGCGAAGGAAGATTAACAGGTTTTGGCAAGGCGTTAATCGGTGGTTTTGTGGCATTTCAAGCCGGTAAATTTATTGTGCAAGCGGTCGGACAATTAAATGAATTAGTCAAAAAGATAGACGAAACAAAAAACGCGGTTGCTAACTTTTCCGGTGCCAGTGGTGACGAACTAAACAATTTAACGCGCGATGTTACTGCATTGGCTCAGACTTTCAGCGTTGACGCTAACGAGATTAACGAGGCAGCCAAAAGCATAGCAGATAAGACCGGCGTGAGTTTTGCCGATGCTTTAAAGCAAGTTGAAACAGGTTTATTATCCGGTACAATGGCCAGCGATGAATTTCTTTCATCAGTTAGTGAAACGCCCGAAATAATGGCGCAAATTGGCGAGGCGACAGGCGAATATGCAGACCGACAAAAAGATTTATTAGGAGCTAATAAAGAACTGGCACAGGCGCAGATTGAAACCGCTGCAAAGTTTGCCGACTTTGGAAATCAGATGCAGACCTTCGGAACGTATGTACAAACTTATTTACTCAAGGCCTTACTTTATCTATTCGATTTAATTAAACCGATTGCAGGTTTTTTCTTTGACATTGGAAAGGCGGTTTATGATTTAGTTGTAAGCTTTGAACCGTTGCGAGTTGTTATAGGTGCAATCGGCGATTTCTTCCAAAACTTACCTTTTATATTTGCCGGAAATATAGAGGCCTTAAAACAGTTAGGTAAAAACTTTGTAAACTTTTTTAAGGTACTGGCACTCGATGCTCAGATATTTGGCGAAAACATCAAAAGTTTTTTTGGCGCAAATGTTGACGCGGCCATTGAGGAACTGAGAAAGAAACGTGCAGCCATTACAGACGAAAGCAGAACGGTTGGGGAAGCATGGCGCGAAGGGTACGAAAACGCCCGTAAGGAATCAGAAAAAAGTATTACAGACACAACACAGGCCGAAACGGCAAAGCGCACGCAGATAAACGCGGAGGCAATAAAGAAAGCAAAAGAACAGGCAGAACAGGCAAAGAAAGACCGCGAAAAGTTTTTGTCAGACGAAGCTAAATTTAGGGAACAACAACTCGGCGTTATTGCCAACCTACAACAAAAGGCGGCTGATCTAA